GACCAACTATTGATGCACTAGGTGGCGCACGTGCGCTATCTCCATCAGGTATGACAATTGCTCATCCTAAGATCACAACTAATGCAACTATCTCAACTGTTGCAGAGGGTGGATCAACTGCTGCTACTCAGGTTGTCTCCAGTTATGTAAATGCCACAGTCGTAAAACTAGCTGGTACTCAGATCATGTCAACAGAACTACTTGATCGCTCAGACCCATCATTCTATGCAGCAATGTATGAGAATTGCTTACGTGCTTATGCTAAGGCATCTGACTCAGCAGTAATTGCTGAAATCGTATCCGGCGGCACACAATCATCAACACAGGCTGCAACAATTGCAGGATACCAAGCATATGTAGCACAAGCTGCCCCAGCTGTATTTGCAGCAACCGGACAACTTGCTAACGCATTTATTGCTGGTACTTCTGTTTGGTCATCTTTGATCGGTGCTTTAGATACAACTGGCCGACCAATCTTTACTGCATCTCAACCAATGAACGCATCAGGTCTATCAACACCAACATCATTACGCGGTTCAGTAATGGGCTTGGATCTATATGTTGATCCATACATGGTCTCAACTAACATTGATGACTCTGCATTCATTGTTACACCATCTGCAATTTGCATCTACGAGTCACCTAAGTTAACTCTTTCAGTTAACGTAGTGGCAACTGGTGAGATCTCCGTACTTCTATACGGATACTTTGCAACAAAGACCCTGATCTCCGGTGGCCTACAACGCTACAACCTAACCTGATAAGTTAGATCAATTCAGTAATCCTTAGGGTTTAGTAGCCCTAGCCCTAAGGAGCTATTAGCAAAGGAGTAGAGATGACCGCAAGTTATGTAACTGTTGCTCAACTAAGATCTAATCTTGGTATAGGCACTCTCTACTCCGATGCCGATTTAGAAAGCATATGTCAGACTTCAGAGGATTTACTTAACTCTTATCTATGGTTTAACACAGCACCAGTAGCAGGTGCAAGCCTTAGTAATAACGTTGCTACTGTTGTGCTTGCCAATCCTGGCATATTTGTGACCGGGCAGAGCGTGACCCTAGCCGCTTGCGGATCGACCTACAATGGCACTTTTACTTTAACAGGTTCATACCCTGGTAGCACCGTACCGACATCCATGACAACTGCATTCTGGAGTGCTTACGCATTCAGCTCATACCCTAATGGTTTTCAAGTTATACAATTTGCAAAGACAGCAAGTGATGATCCATTCCATCGCATCCTGCCATACGGTAGCGCAACTGGCCCAGGCTATAAGACAGCGGCGTACAACTTAGTACCAGCCATCGCTCAGGCAGCCATGATAGTTGCCGTTGATATTTTCCAAGCACGTCAAGTGTCTCAGAACGGTGGCAACGGTATGGATGGCATGAGCCCCAACCGATATGCTATGGGCTACCAGCTTATAAACAGAGTGAGAGGTCTCATAGCACCTTACTCCAGCCCTAACACTATGGTCGGTTAATGACAGCTGCAATTACTACACTTAGATCAACACTTGCAACTGATCTAACTAATACTGGCGTATGGAATATATTTAGTTTTCCTCCAGCCACACTTATACCTAACAGCGTTGTAATTACTCCTAGTGATCCATATTTAGTGCCGTCTAATGGTGACTACTCAACAGTAGCACCTACCGCTAACTTTAAAATATTGATGGCAGTACCATCATTAAATAATCAATCTGATTTATCAAACATTGAAACCATGATAGTTGCTGTGTTTAATAAACTGGCCTCATCAAGCCTATCAATTAGCGTTACTAGCGTGTCCGCTCCAGCTATCGCAAGTGTGGCAAGTGGAGATCTATTAACAAGTGATATCACCGTTTCAATCCTAACGAGCTGGAGTTAAACAATGACACCTGAGGAAATAGCCTTCTTAATCAAGATAGGCCAAATAGACAAAGCACCATCAACCGCACCTACTAAAGAGAAAGACAAGGAGTAATCATGGCCGTATATCTAAATAATGGCGTATCGGTTTTATTAAATAGCGTTGATCTATCAGATCACGTAACAGCTGTAACAGTTAATCAATCATTTGATGAACTAGAAGTTACAGCAATGGGCGATAGCTCACACAAGTTTGCTAAAGGACTAGAGGCATCAACTGTTACTCTGGACTTCTTGAATGACACAGCTAGTGCATCTGTAAATCAGACTCTAAAGGCTGCTTACGGAACTACTGTTGCGTTAGTAATTAAACAGACATCTGCTGCCGTATCAGCCACTAACCCTTCATATACCACTACTGTGCTTATCAATAATCTTAATCAGGTTAATGGTGCCGTTGGTGATATCTCATCTCAATCCCTTACACTTACTTGCAACAGCGTAATTACTGTTGCTACTTCATAAGGAGATCTAATGGCAAAGCTAAAGATAACAAGGGCTAACGGCGAAGTATCAGAGCATCGAATTACGCCGGGTGTCGAGTACGCTTTCGAGATTAAGTACGGATCAGGTATTAGCAAAGTCCTACGTGACCATGAAAGACAGACCGAGATTTACTTCTTGGCGCATGAGTGCTTACGTAGGGCTAACGTTGTAGTACCTATGTTTGGCTTAGAGTTTATTGACAGTTTAGATACTGTTGAAGTATTGGATGAAGAAAAAAACTAATAGGGCGTGACTCATTCTTATATACGATCGCTAGCCTATCTGTAGAGACGGGGATCGCGCCTAAAGAGTTTATAGGGATGGACAGCGACATGCTTAGGGCGGTAGTCCAAGTGTTGTCGGATCGAGCTAAGGAGATTAAAAATGCCAGTAAAGCCAGTAGAGCTCGTCGGCATTGAGGATGTCCTACATGGTTTGAGTTTTATTGATGAGGATATGCACGCAAAAATTAGAATTGCTATAAAAGCACCTATGATGGGTGTGGCTAATAAAGCTAAAGGTTTTGTGCCAGGTCAAGTATTATCAGGATGGTCTAAACCAATATCAGGTGACATCAATTACAAGCCATTCCCTAAATATAATCCAGCCACAATTAGAGCTGGTATTGGCTACAACGATGGAGAAAATCAAACATATAAAAATGGATTTAAGGTTAGTAATTATGTTTATAACGTTAGTGCAACAGGTAGAATATATGAGACAGCAGGTAGATTAAATCCACAAGGCCGCGCACCATTTACATCTATTCATGCTGAGGGTGCTGGTGTTGTAGCTTATAAAGATACTAGAGGTAGAAGCAAAGCAAGATCTACAGCATCTTATGACTCTAACAATCCATTTGCCGGGTATCAATTTGTAACCGCTATGGGATCATTAACAAGCCAAACAAGATTTAAGGGTCAGGTAGGTGGCGCAAGCCGTAAGACTAAAGGCCGCTTAATCTATAAAGCATGGTCACAAGATAGCGTTAAAGTTTATACAGCGATCGTAGATGCAATCAATAGCACCGCTACTAAGTTTAATAAATCTACTCAGGTTAAAAAGAAGGTTGCATAATGGCCAATATAGTCGTCTCCGCTATTGCTACCTTTAATGGTAAAGGACTTACTAAAGGTCAGAAACAAATCAAATCCTTTGAGAAAAGTGTTAAGAGTTTAGGTAGGACATTTGGCTTAGCCTTTACAGCTGCAGGTATTGTTAATTTTAGCAAAAAAGCAATCACAGCATTTGTAGCGGATGAAGCTGCTGCTAAAGCATTAGAGATGCAATTAAAGAATACTGGCTACGCATTCTCAGCACCAGACATAGAATACTTTATTGCCAACATGCAGAAACTATACGGCGTGCTTGATGATCAACTACGCCCGGCGTTTCAAACTCTGCTTACAGCTAGTGGATCAATTACTAAAAGTCAGAAGGCTTTAAACACAGTTTTAAACGTATCGGCCGCAACTGGGAAATCTGTCGAGGAAGTTAGTGCAGCAGTTGCCAAAGGATTTTCGGGGCAGACCACAGCCTTAACTAGATTAGGCGCAGGATTAAGTAAAACCACGTTAGCAAGTGGTGACATGGTTGCCATATTAGATGAATTAGATGCAAAGTTTGCAGGTCAAGCCACAGCCAGGTTAGGCACTTATGCTGGCAAGATGGATCAATTAAAAGTAGCTGCTGCTAATGCTAGCGAGATCATAGGTAAAGATTTATTAGACTCTTTAAGCAGATTAAGTAGTGATAATAGTTTAAGCGGATTTACAGGGTTGATAGAGGGCTTGGCTCAAAAGATGGCATCCTTAGATAAAGCCGTCTTTGGTTTTGTAGGCAATATGCTAGGTATAAAACAAAAGACCACTAATTTCTCTTATAGTCTAGGTGCAGGTGCTGGTACTGAATTAGCAAAGATACAAGAAAAGAAAAAGATTAAAGAAGCAATTACCTTACGCACACAGGAAAATGCCCTACTAAAGAAAAAAACTGCAGTAGATGAATTACGAGATAAGTTTGATGTAGAACGCGTAGGACTAACCGCAGCTCTAAACTCTGCTACCGATGAAGAAACTAAACTACGTATTAGAGCACAACTAGCAATCCTAGATAATAATGAGGCTTTGGCTAAAAAGTATTTGGCTGAAATGAATGCGGCAGAGGCAGTTAATAAGTTAGCAAATGATGCCGCTAAAGCAGGTACTCTATTAGCAGATGGCGCAGCAGCAGCTTATGCACGTCTAGCGCAATATAATCCAGTAAATGCCTATGGCCCAACTAATATGGGTAATGCACCTAGTGTTGGTATAAGCACTAATGTTGTTAATGGTGATAATAGTTTATTTAATCAGCCATCTAATGATAAAGGCACAAACTACGCTCCAATAGTAATAGAGTTAGCCCCTAACGCTGGTGAGTTTGGCCAGTTAATTTATAATTCATTCTTAATAAATCAACGTAACGGACTATCTCAAAATTATGCAGGTGGGTTGTAGTGGCTGTACCTACAATTAATGTAGTAATAAACTTTTCTAGTGGCCCAGCATTTGCTCAGGCGATGATCTTAGATACAGGTATATTAGATACTAATACACTAGCTGATGCCACAGCCGTAATTGTAGATGTTAGTAACCAAGTCACTTATGTTAAGACTCAACGTGGCCGTAATGCTCTATCAGATCAATTTCAGACAGGCACTTTGACTCTACGCATTATCGATAAAAATGGCGACTTCAATCCCCTCAACCCTGGCTCACCTTACTATTCTCTTTTAACACCAATGAAAAAGGTACAAATAACTGCTACCTACTCAGGAGTAACATATCCAATATTTTCTGGTTTTATTACTTCATATGTCAATACTCGGCCATCAGATGCTACAGAGCTTGCCTTTACAACCATCACAGCTGTAGATGCTTTCAGATTAGGCAACCTTGCACAGATCTCTACTGTTACAGGTGCTACTGCTGGAGATTTATCTGGCACTCGCATTAATCAGATTTTAAACGAAATAGGCTGGCCTTCTACTATGCGTGATGTAGATGCAGGTTTGACTACTATGCAAGCAGATCCCGGTACTGCTAGGACTTCTTTACAAGCTATGCAAACTGTCACCGACTCAGAGTATGGTGCTTTATATGTAGATGCTACTGGATCGTTTGTATTTCAAGACCGATCTGTAACGGCTGGATCTATTGGCGGTACTACTACCCTATTTGCCGATAATGGCACAGGTATTAAATATGCCAAGGCAACATGGATACTAAATGACTCTTTAGTCTTTAACTCTGCCACAGTTACTAGGACAGGCGGTAGCCCTCAAAACTCATTTAACCAAGCATCTATTGACAAATACTTCTTACATTCTTATAACCTAAAAGATTTACTTATGCAGACCGATGCGGTAGCCCTAAATTATGCCCAGGCTTATGTGGCTAGCAGAGCCGAGACCAGTATTAGATGCGATGCAGTAGAGCTTGATCTATACACGCCTAATTACAACTCAGGCATAATTGCAGCCCTAGACCTAGATTTCTTTGATCCGATCACAGTTATTACTACCCAACCTGGTGGATCGACTTTGGAGAAAACCCTGCAGATATTTGGAGTAAGCAACACAATTACACCGAACAGCTTTAAGACAGTATTTACTACCCTCGAGCCGGTAATTGACTCGATGATTTTAAATAACACAATTTACGGACAATTAGACTATAATGTCCTCAGTTACTAAGGAGTAATAATGGCTAAACAAACCTTCACCACAGGGCAGGTATTAACAGCTGCTCAGATGACAAGTCTGCAACAGACGGCTATGGGCGGTGGATCTGCTACGGCTAAGACTGCTAATTATGTATTAGTAGCTGCCGATGCTGGCACTACTGTAACTATGAACGCAGCAGGTGCTACCACAATTACAGTTAATACCTCACTCTTTGCAGCAGGCGATACTGTACTAATATCTAATCTTGGTGCTGGAGTTACAACTATTACAGCCGGTACTGCAACAGTTAATACGGCTGGATCATTAGCCTTAGTACAATATGAGTCAGGTATTTTATATTTTACTGCAACAGGTGCAGCTATATTTAATGATTATGTACAAGCAGGTGGCGGTGGGGCATCAGGTTTAACTTTTATTTCTAGAACTACATTTTCAAGTGTTGCTTCTCAAGCATTTGATGATGTATTTACTGCAAGTTATTATTCATATATTGCTAGAATAGAATATATTTTTGGTGGAACTGGCGCAGATGATTTACAATTACAATTTAGATATGCTGGGCCATCAACACAAACATCTGGTTATTATGGTTCATCATTTGAAACTGTCTATAACGGCACATCATCAATAACAGGCTCAAACAACGCAAGTCAAGGAACTCTTGCTACCGATATTGGTGGAACACCACAGGGAACAACTGCCGAAATCTGTTTTAATGGCGTTGGAAATGCAAGTGAGGTTGCCACATATTATGGACATGCCTCAAACATTCCAGGAAGCGCACAACAAATATTTAATGCAGTAAGCCCTACTGCAAGAACTTATACAGGATTCCTTTTAAAATCATCATCATCAAATATCACAGGCGCAGTATCTATCTATGGATTGGCTAAAGCATAATGAACGATAAAATCGGTATCTACGATCATGCAACTGGTAAATCTATTACTAGAGAATTGACAGACAAAGAACAAAGCGAACGTAATTTAGAAATTAGAGATGCGTTACTTGCTAAAGAACAAGAAAATGCTGAGGCAAAAATTAAAGCAGATGCTAAAGCAGCAATTCTTGATCGCATTGGTTTAACTGCCGATGAATTAAAAACGATACTTGGCTAATGCAAGCCTGGTTATCTAAAGCAGCGCAGCAGTTAAGGGATCAAGTTGATACCTGGTTTCCGGATAGGTGTACTAAAAGTCCAGAAGGATGGTTGGGCGATAGTCGCCATGCCAACAGAAAATCGGATCATAATCCAGACGAGTCGGGGTGTTGCAGAGGACTTGATCTTAATTCTAGGTTGGAGTCATCCGATAGCCTCGCACCTTATCTGGCTGACCAGATCAGAATCGCAGCCAAGTCAGATGCGCGTATATCATACGTCATCTACAACGGGCGAATATGCTCAAAGATATTAAATTGGAAATGGCGTAAATACAAAGGTATAAATTCACACGCTAAACATATTCACATCAGCTTTACAAAGTTAGGCGATCAAGATGCTAGGCCGTTTGATATACCACTAATAGGGGGCAAGATATGAAGCTAAGTAAGAAGCAGAAGGCAATACTAAAATCATACTTTAGAGGTGTGCTGGTATCGCTATTAACATTCTTGACCAGTAATGAGTTAGGACTTGACCCAGTTGTATCTGTGATCGTTGCAGCATTAGCCGGGCCAGCAGCTAGGGCTCTAGATAAATCCGATGGTTATAGCCGCGGTGCTGATGAAGCATGACACCCAACGATTGGGTCGCTATCGCCGTTGGCGTATGCGCCATCTCTACAAGTTTATTACTGGCTCTACGATGGGTTATTAAGTCTTACTTACAAGAGCTTAAACCTAATAGCGGATCTAGCATGAAGGATCAATTAACACGATTAGAGTCGCGTGTTGATGATCTCTTTATTTTAATTAGTAAGCGATAATTAACTATGACTAATACACGCAAGCCTAAAGCAAAGCGTAAAAAGATCAATAGACGTGTGGTGCGTAATAGTCCAGAGCCATTATCTAAGTTAGATGTTCATATGATTACAGCACATGAGATATATAAAGCAGCTAAGAAGGCTGGCTTTAGCAACGAGTTAGCGTGGTGGTTTGTGCAAGAGCCTAACGCTATGCCCGATTGGATCGCTAACGATAAGCCAGATGCGATTATACCTAATATCCCTACTCCAGATGAGGATGACGATTAAGCGCGTAGCGTTTATTAGCGATCTCCAAGTGCCTTTTTTTAACGAGGCTGCCGTAAAATCTGTAGGCAAGTTTTTAAATAAGTGGCATCCGCATCAAACTATTTGTATTGGTGATGAGATTGATTTACCACAGTTAGGCGGTTTTAACGCTGGCACAATAGATGAAATGGTCGGCAACATAAACGATGATCGAATACAAACTCAGCAGGTATTAAGTTACTTAGGAGTAACAGACGTGCTTGGTAGTAATCATGGGATACGACTTTACAGATCTATTAAAAAACGTTTACCAAGTTTTCTCAATTTGCCAGAACTGCAGTACGAAAAGTTTATGGGCTACGATAAATTAAACATCAAGTTTAGACCTTATGGATATGACTGGGCGCATGGCTGGACTGCTGTGCATGGTGATGCTTTCCCGCTTAGCCAAGTGCCGGGGCAAACGGCCTTAAATGGGGCTAGAAGGCTAGGAAAGAGCGTAGTGTGTGGACATACCCATAGACTAGGCCAATCGGCCTTTACAGAGGCATCTAGAGGCCAATTAGGGCGTACTGTATGGGGAGTAGAAGTCGGCATGTTGGTCGATCTTAGTTCAACAGGCATGGCGTACACTAGAGGCTATGCAAACTGGCAAACAGGCTTTGCAGTCGCCTACGTTCAAGAGCGTAGAGTGCAGATCGTTACCGTACCCATCAACACAGACGGCAGCTTTATCTTTGAGGGTAAACTCTACAAATAAACTGTTACCCAATCGTTATAGACACGCGACCCTAAACACTCCCAATTGTCACACTAAAAGCACACACTACTGCTATGCCACAAAGTATGTAGGCATAGTTAGGGCTATATGAGTATCAAAGAAGCTGGCCTAATATGGGTTGCAACTATGGTTGCGATCATATGGGTTTATGGAATGTATGAGAATGCAAAACAAACTCATTACTGGCGCGGTCGTAAAGATGGTTGGGATATGCACCGCCGGATGATAGATAATAAATCTGATGCCGACAAATACTGAGAAGCTGTTTGAAAATGCGACCACACTTGTCCACGAACGTGGAGTCATCTATGGTCACGCAATCTACAACATGCAGCGTATATCTAAGTCAATCAGCGCATACATTGACTTTCCAATCATGCCTCACGACGTACCAATTATTAACGTTCTCCAGAAAATATCCAGGCTGGCTGAGAGTCCTGGACACGAGGACAGTATCGTGGACATCATCGCATACATGGCAATCTACAAAATGTGTATTGATGCAGAAACCGATGGCGAGTTTGAGTTTAGAGAGGGTGAGTAATGAGAGCCATTGATTTGTTTGATAAATGTTTGATACATGCTTGGTGGGATTGGAAGTGGTTTGGATTTGAACTATCTTACAATGGCCACGAAAAGTATTTTAATATAAATATCGCTTGGCTAAGTATAAATATATTTGTTGGGAGGTTTTAATGTTTAATCTAGCTGATTACGAAACAGTCGAGAGCCGACTAGAAAAATGGTGGAAGGATTATCCAGATGGAAGAATATCAACAAAGCTTGAACAGGCCACAGACACTAGATACATTGTTAGTGCTGAATTATTTAAGACGGAAGCAGATCCCAAAGCGTACGCCTCTGGCCTTGCTAGTGAAAGCGTTAGTGATCGGGGTGTCAATTCAACTTCTGCATTGGAGAATGCGGAGACTTCAGCGATCGGCAGAGCACTTGCAAACGCAGGTTATGCGGCTAAGGGCAAGCGTGCCAGTCGAGAGGAAATGACAAAAGTTGCAGAGTTCAAACCTAAATACGGCGCACCCGGATCTAAGTCAGCTGCTATGGAGATGGCGTTGCATCTTGTGGACACACAGGCTAAAGCAATTGCTAATGAGTCTAATCCTGTTGTCTGGTCTGTTGGTGAAAGCGTTGTACAAATTGGTGAAGTGGCTAGTGTTAGTTTTACTTGTAAGCATGGCGATATGGTAAAGAAAGAAGGCATCGCTAAGGCTACAAATAAACCCTATGCAGGATATGTATGCAGCGCACCTAAAGCAGATGCTTGTGATGCTAAATGGGCAAAACTTACAGCTGCAGGTACATGGTATTGGCCAGATGATGCTGAGCAAGGTAAAGGGGGTGAATGATGGGATATGTTGAAATGTTAGACGGGTCAGGATTTACCTTACGCATGGAGAATGATAAGAAAACCCTAACGCCGTCCTATGACTTATGTATAGCTTGTAATGATGACAGGTTAATACATAGTGGTAATTACCTAGTGTGTGTATCTTGTAATACCAGGCAATAAGGATATTACCATGAAGCATGCACAGTTCAAATGTAATGGTTGCAAGCGCGACACAGAGTTTCTCTGGCTTGATGAGTTAGAGATCGCTGAGGGCTATCGGGCATATCAATGCATGGATTGTGGATGCGTAGGTGTTAAGAATATAGCTGAGGCTTTGCATATACCGGACTCGGACATATGCAGGTGCGATAAGTGTGGTGCTTGGAAGTTCGTCACCGTGGTGTGCCACACTTGTCTATTAGTAAGCAGCAAGTAATGCCTACATATGAATACAGCTGTAATGATTGCGGTACATATGGATCAATACATAAATCCTATGATGACAATGTTGAAGGCATCAATTGTCCTAAATGCAATATACAAATGACAAGGATTTACTCAGCACCGGGTCTGATATTCAAAGGTGATGGGTGGGCTAAGAATGGCTGATATTGATTGGGCTTTACAAAACAAGCTGCGCGAGGAATGGCTTGCCAATAATCCAGATGCAGAGTACCAGGGATGGATGTCAATATGACGGCTGGTTATGACCAGACTTGGCTTGATACAGATGATATGTTTATAGTGTGTTGCAGATCACAGTCCACATATTGAGACTGAGTTCGCAAATGCGCATAGTCCTACTTGACATCTTCTGCTACCCTAAAAAGCGTTCTACCCTAAGTAGAAAAGCTGAGCCAACGGTAGGCGGGCTCGGAAGGCGCAGAGTTTGGTCACTCCTTTGTGTAATGGTATTTACTTTACTCTTTTCAAAAGATTATTCCGTTGCAGCTGATAATTCAATACCTAACTTAAAGCTATATGCTCTTAATGCGTTTAAAACATATGACCAGTTTGATTGCTATAACTACATCATTATCAAAGAAAGTAAGTGGAATTACAAAGCACGTAATGGTAGTCATTATGGTCTAGGCCAGATGCGTAACCCATTAGTACTAACACTTACACCTAAAGAGCAGATCGTGTGGCACATGCGCTATATTGGTCATAGGTATGGTTATGTAAATGGTGAGCCTAATGCTTGCCTAGCAGCTGAGCATCTAAGGAGTAAAGGTTGGCATTAAATAAGAAGGCTAAGCATCAACGGCCTATAGGTAGTCAGCGATGGAAAGACTTACGCGTTACCATACTTGCAAGAGATGGATACACATGTTATGTCTGTGGTGGTGAAGCCAATCAAGTAGATCACATCTATCCACGTGCTAAGGGTGGCGATACATTCGATCCATTAAATTGCTCAGCTATATGTGCTAAGTGTAATGGTCGTAAAGGAGACCGTTTTTT